GGTACTGTATCTCCATTGGATATGGCAGAGAATCTGAGTTCGCTCGATGCTCTAGATCTGTCCGATGCGCAAGCTGCAGCACTCGAACGTGCTCTTCTAAATGAGGAGAAGGTTAACGGCATTAAATTTTAAGGAGATAAAGAATTATGGCTATTACCGCGTTTGGAAGTTCTGATGCGCAAGCTGTCAAAGTATGGGCGAAGCTTACACTTCGCGAAGCTCTGAAAGCTACGCTTTTTAACAAATTTGTTGGTCCGCAGAAAACTAATGTTATTCAGCGGCTGGTGGAGCTGGAGAAATCCGCAGGGGATCAGATCAAATACGATCTGCTCTTGCAAATGAAAAATGACGGTGTCACTGGTGATAACCGCATGAAGGGAAATGAAGAGGCACTCGTCTACTACCAAGATACAGTGGACATTGATCAGCTTCGGAACGCTCACGCGTTTCGTCGGATGAGCCAGCAACGTACGCTGCATGACATGCGTATGGATGCTAAGGCAAACCTTGCTGACTGGTTCGCCGGTAAGCTTGATGAGTATATGTTTCGCGCTCTTTGCGGAGATACAACTCTGACCCATGGTCAGACTGCGACTGCCCCCTCTACAAACCGTATCATCTATTCGGGTGATGCAACAAGTGAGGTGACTCTGGGCTCTAATGACCAGATCTCCCTTGCTGATCTGGACTACGCGAAAGAAATCGCAAAAACTGCGACTCCTTTGATTCGTCCTACCATGATTGACGGCCAAGAGTATTACGTGGTTGTCCTTCATCCTTACAGCGTTACTGATATTCGGCTGGATGTAGCGAACTCCGCCTACATCTCGTGGCCTGATATTCAGATGTATGCTCAGAAACGTGGCGATAAGAACCCGATCTTTACCGGCGCTCTCGGCGTGTACAACGGTATGATTATGTTCGAGGCTACCCGTATCTACAGCCCGCTGACAAACGTACGCCGGAACCTGTTCCTTGGTGCGCAGTCTGGTGTGTTCGCTATGGGTAATGCTTACGATAGTATTGAGCAGCAACGCGTAGGTAAAGACAATCTCATGTCTTGGTTCGAAGAGATTGACGACTACGGGAATGAGAAGGGTATTTCCTGTGGTTGTATCTTTGGTATTAATAAGTCTGTGTTCAACAGCGAGGATTTTGGTACTATCGTACTGGCGTCTTATGCTGCTAGCCATTCTTAAGTAATCTAATTAACTAATACCAAATCAAAAATTTAAAGGAGAATAAATATGGGTGCTTCTACTTATGTATTTTACGATGGTAGTATCGAGGGGCAAATGACTCCTGCGATCTACACATCCGAGGATAACCTGCTTACCATTAAGCGGATTATCGTCGATTGTTCCAAACAGAACCTTAATGCAGGTGATGCGGATGTTGCGCAGGTTCTGCCGATTGAGGCTGGTGAGACTGTGGTTGCCGCTTGGCTCCGCGTAATCACTGCTGAGACTGCCAATGGCACAGTAGATCTTGGCTACGGCGGGGCTGTCAATGCTTGGGGCGATGCTCTGGCTGTTGATACTGCTGCCGGTGGTATCCTTGGTGCAACGCATGATTGGGTACCAATCTACTTTGCTGCTGCGGATACGATTGACCTTGTAGCTACTACCGATACAGCCGATGTTGATATCGACGGTGCGAAGGTCGAAGTTGTGGCGGTTTTCCTGAAATCGCTTAATGCTTACTAATAAATAATGTTCGGGAGGGAGTCGCCAAGCGTCTTCCTCCTTAGCCTTGAAAGGAATTAGAACATGGGTGCAGTAGACTGGACTCCCAATGCGGTAGTCTATAACAAAGCAAAATTTAAACCTCATGACCGGCAACGTGTGCGCGTAGCGAAGGGTTCTTGGAACGCAGCTACTGATGGTACACTGGATGCTGGTACTGCTGATACTCTGGATATTGTAACGGTTCCCGCGAACTGCATTATCCTCGGAGTAGCGCTGGATGTTATTACGGCAGAGACTGCTAATGGTACTGTGGATATCGGGGTAACTGGTACTTACATTACTGATGATTTGGATCATTACTACGATGGTGGCTCTTTGGCTACCGCCGTGGCTGTTCCTAATAATGGCGTAGCTGGCGTAGTTTTTACAGGTGACGGCGAAGTGGATGTGCGGGTTACAGCAACAGTTGATGGTGCCGACGTTAACATTGACGGCGCAGTATTCGACGTGTATGTAACTTACATT